GGTCGTGCCGTTGTAGATGTCAATCAGGGCTTGGTCTGATTGGATGGGTGACTTGCCAACAGAGGCGGCATGGAAGCGCAAATTGGCGCGGTCAATGTCGGACAGCGGCAGGGTGTAGGTGATAGCAGTCATGGGTGATTCTCCTGAGTAGTGAATGTTTCCCGTGGAACATTGCCGCCACGGGTCGGCATTTAAACAGAGTGATAATTACTGATTTAGCCAAAAGTCCTCAATCTCCTCGGCGGTCAGCCCAAGTCTTTTGAGGGCATCTACTGCGCGTTTTTCTGAGGCTTTTGAAACAGAGCCGTTTCCCCACTTCCGTTCCTCCCAAAGCAAATCGCGGAGGGCGGCATAAATCGGGCTATATTGGTCGGGTGTCATGTATTTCATGGGTGATTCTCCTGAGTAGTGAATGTTTCCCGTGGAACAATTTCCACGGGATGGGGTGGATGGTTAGTCGTTGCTTTCCGTGCCAAGTGTTCCGGCATTGCCGCAACAGGGGCAGATGGAATTGTCGTTTAAACGGGCGGCTTGCATTGCCGACACGCGAGCAGTCCACTCGCATTCGCCGCACCACAGTTTCAGGAGGCGCGTTCCCTGCTTCTTACGCAGATTCGGGTCAACCTTTGCATGGGGATAGTCACCCAATGCGGCGGTGATTTCGGCAATCTTGGCGGCGAGTTCCTCTCCGGCAACGGTGGCGGTCAATGCACCGACCAGTCCAATCTGACGGGCGATTCGTTTAAACTCGCCCCTGTGACCACACGCATTACCTGCGTAGACATGCACCAGTTCGTGGGCGAGGACAGCGACTACATCGGCGGCATTGTCGAGGATGGGATTGATGAACACCTCGGCAGTGCCGTCAGCACTGATGGACGGGTCGAAAGCCTGTCCTATGGTCACCTTGCCGTTGCGACTGCCGCGATACCCGATAGGGAAACCGCAGGACACCCGATAGCGTTTGCCCTCCCATTGTGACGGTTCAATTCCGGCGGCGGTGAATACGCTGTGCTGAAGCATGACAGCGGCGGATGCGAGGTATGTTTCCCTCTCGGTGAATTTGATGTTGCTCATGGTGATGCTCCTAAGTTGGGTGATGGTTTAAACAGGGTTGATGGTGGATTATTGTGTTTGTTCTGCCTGTTCAATACGGAACAGGGCATTGTCTAGGGCTTGTATTGCCACGCTATCGTCCGGCGTGCGTACACTCTTTGCAACAAGCTTGCCTTTTGCCGTCTTGATTGATTGCTTGATAATTTCCAGTTCGCCTTGTGAGATTTGCATATTTAATCCTGTTGGTGGTGGTGGGTGATACACAACAGCCGCCCTGACTGAGCGGCTGTAATCTAGCACCGTTGATACGGTTGATGCCGCATTGCGCGGCTTGATTGAGGTCGTTGGCATTGCGCCCCCTCGGTGTCTGCACTCGCACCGCATTGCGCGGCACGGCTTGTTATCTCAGTCCGTCATGCGATGGCTCGCTGTATCGGGTCAGTAGATTATCGTGGCAACTGCTTCCACGGGTCAGGGCGGTTAAACCCGACAGGTATCGCGCCTGTCCCCACGCACCCAATCCTGTAATCTCGTTCTACCGGATGGTCGCCTCGGCATATCGCTCCGGCTGTTCGACCAACTGCCGGAAGCTGTGTCCGCGCCGTTGGTAGGCACAGTAGGCACAGAGTCACTTGTATCTGTCAACACCCAAACCACAAAAAAGTTCCGGATGAGGGTTAAGTGACTGAAATGCAAGGCGAATTATTTTTCATTTAAACCCGTTTCAGCACGAAAATCCTGCCGAAATCCGTCTAAACTGCGCAGAAAATCCGACCCTGAGCGCAACCCGTCACGAACTTTTTTTCAGCACGAATGCGTGTAAACGCGGAGCAGAAAAAACGCTGAGAACCGCATGGCACAAGGCATACAGCGATACTGTGTAAACGCAACACAGAAACACGAAACGCTGAGAACCGCGCCAGTACTGGCTCTCAGCACTATCACACGATGCAACATAGCACAGCACATTCATCGACATGGCTGAAAGCCGCATAGATACTGGCTCTCAGCACTATCGTGATACAACGCACGATGCAATCGCAACGCATTGCGCGGAACATCGACAACGCTGAAACGCAGGCACAGCAAGGTGCGCAAGCCGATAGCAATCACGAAAACACTTGCAAAATGCACAACGAATAATCAGTCATACATCGCTACACCCCGCGATTCATAAGGCTTACAGCACCATCGAAGTGATGCTACAATCAATCAAACATCACGCAATGAGGTGCAAACATGGCAGGGAAAAAAGACGACTACGGACTCACCGAAAAACAGCTGAGATTCGCTAACGGCGCGGTCTCCGGCTTGTCACTCGCTGACGCTTACAGGCAAGCATACGATGCAGAAAACATGAGCGAACGCGCAATCAGGACGGAAGCATGCCGACTTGCGGCTCACCCGAATGTTGCCCGAGCGATGGAGGCGATATCAGGCGAGAAGCAGGCGAAAATGCAGGTTCTGACGGTCTCTGACCGCGACATGCTGATAACGAACCTGAGACGATGGACAAAGGGTGACGAGACACCGACATCCGGTCAACTTCGTGCGGCTGAACTGCTTGGCAAGGCATGCGGACTCTACCGTGATGTTGTCGAGACTCGCACCGAGAGACCGGCGGCTGAGGTACTGGCTGACATCGAGTCGCGCCTGAACGCACTAGGTGCTGAACCGATTAAACAGGTTGACGGCGGAGAGGAAACGGGCGCGTGTGTTCACTAGCCGCGTGTGTGCGCGGTTATTCGTGCGCGTGTGCGTTTATACGGCGCGAGCGCGTGCGGTTATTCGTGCGCGTGGGTGTACGCATACCCCTACCCCCCTGTGCGTGGGCGAGCGTGAGTGTGCATATACATATGAATTCACTCAAACGATTCCACACATTTGGGTTTATCGTCCCCTAAGTCCTTGATTTTACGCGACATTGTTTCCACAAAAAATTTTTTGCAAAAAATTTAGCATATTTAAACAAAAACGATTGACAACTACAGAGAAATATGCTAAAATCGGAATCGCAATACGAGATGGGGACGAGAGATAAGGTTTAAACTCGTCTTGAAAGGTAGAATTTTTGATTTGGATGGGTGGTTAAGAACGAGTCCACATCGATAATATTGTAGGGTATAAGGTGTTAAAAGGGATTAGAGAAGTGGGTTTTGACTCATCTCTCGGTCCCTTTTTCATTACACGGTGTAATCTACAAAGGCAGTCTTTGGAAATATGCTGGAAACGGGGCTATTGCGCCCTGCAAAAACGAGGTTTTTAGATGGGATTGACGCCAGAGTTGGTGCAGAGGATACGGAGTCTTCCGCCGGAGAAGCAACAAGAGTTTGCTGGGCTGTTGGCGGAGTATGAGACTGCATCTGGGCGAGAGTTATGTCGCACCAAGTTCATCCCGTTTGTTGAGAAGGTCTGGCCGGGATTCATTTCTGGCCGACATCACCGGATTATGGCGGAGAAGTTTGAGGCGATTGCCAATGGCTCGCTGAAACGCCTAATCATTTGCATGCCACCCCGGCACACTAAGTCTGAATTCGGTTCGTTCCACCTGCCAGCGTGGTTTTTGGGCCAGTTCCCCGGTAAGAAGGTGATTCAGGCCTCTCACACCGCTGAATTGGCGGTCGGTTTTGGTCGAAAGGTCCGAAATCTGGTCGATACGGACCAATACAAGGATATTTTCCCCGAATTGGAGCTTCGCAGTGACTCCAAAGCGGCAGGACGCTGGGATACCAGCAACGGCGGAAGCTATTTCGCTATCGGTATTGGTGGTGCCGTCACCGGTAAGGGTGCCGACCTGCTGATTATCGATGACCCGCATGATGAACAGGAAGGCCAGTCCGGCGACCCCGCCGTTTTTGACCATGCCTACGAATGGTACACCTCCGGTCCCCGTCAACGACTCCAGCCCGGCGGGGCCATCGTCATCATTGCCACCCGCTGGTCCAAACGGGACCTGATTGGTCAAGTCCTCAAGGCCTCCAGCATGCGACAGGGCGTGGATGAGTGGGAGGTTATTGAGTTCCCAGCCATCATGCCGTCCGGTAAACCCCTTTGGCCGGAGTTCTGGCCGATTGACGAGCTGGAAGCCATCAAGGCTGAAATCCCAATTCACAAGTGGGAAGCCCAGTATCAGCAGAACCCAGTATCCGAAGGCGCGGCTCTGGTTAAACGGGAGTGGTGGAAGGTCTGGGAGTCTAAAGAGCCACCCGGATGCGACTACCTGATTCAGTCATGGGACACCGCGTTCCTCAAAACCCAGCGGGCCGACTACTCTGCCTGCACCACATGGGGCGTGTTCTACCACCCGGACGACAATGGGAACATGCAGGCCAACATCATCCTGCTCGATGCCCACCGGGAAAAGATGGAATTCCCGACCCTGAAGAAACGGGCGCTGGAGATGTACAACTACTGGCAACCCGATAATGTCCTCATCGAAGCCAAAGCCGCAGGCATCCCACTTATCTTTGAACTCCGGGCAATGGGTATCCCTGTCACGGACTTCACACCGTCACGAGGCAACGATAAAAT